GGATTCATGAATCTTCATGAATGTGTTTTTAGCGTTTTTTTCAGGCTTTTGCATAAATGACCCATGCTTGAGATGTAAACGCTTAAAACGCAATTCAGGCGTATAAAAATAAAAGGAAGTCTTTCCGCCTGATTCATCTGCTTTGAATTGCCTATCGTGATGCAAAATCCACTTTCTATATTTGTTTGCATCATGGCTAAAAAAGACCGTTCTTCTAAGAAACAAGACCGCGCTGCACTTGAAACTCCGCAGACTGCTGAAATTGCCTGGTTATCCAATCAATGGCAGGAACATCCTGTTGTTGGTTTAACTCCAGCGCGCTTGCACTGCCTTTTGACTGATGCTGAGCAAGGTAACCTGCAGGCACAGGCTGACCTGTTCTGTGATATGGAAGAACGCGACGGCCATATCTTTTCGGAAATGAGTAAACGCAAGCAGGCTGTGAATGGTCTACCTTGGGGAGTTAAGCCACCTAAGAATGCCAGTGAGCAGGAAAAGAAAATTGCTGAAGAGGTCTATGAATGGCTGGATGACATTGAAGACTTTGAGATGTTTCTTTTTGAAGCGATGGATGCAGTCGGTCACGGCTACAGTGCACAGGAAATTAAATGGCACCGATTGGGAAATTTGTGGCTACCCGAAAGCTTTGAACAGCTTCAACCTCGTTTCATCATGACCCCACAAAACAAACCGAATGAATTGCGTCTGAATGATGGTTCACTTGAAGGTTTAGAATTTCAGCCTTTTGGCTGGTTTATTCATCGGCATAAGGCCAAATCTGGTTACATTGCCCGTTCAGGGCTATTCCGGGTACTCGCATGGCCGTTTCTTTTCAAGAACTATGGTGTCCGTGACATCATGGAATTTTTGGAAACCTATGGTCTACCATCAAAAATAGGGAAATATCCGGCTGGTGCCACCGCTGAAGAAAAAATGACGTTGATGCGTGCCGTGATGAGTATTGGACGTAATGCTGGCGGTATCATCCCTCAAGGTATGTCGATTGATTTTGAAGATGCGACTGATGGTGACACCAATAACCATATGAATATGGTCACATGGTGTGAGCAAACCCAATCTAAAATCATTTTAGGTGGCACATTGCTTTCTCAGGCAGATGGCAAGACCAGTACCAATGCGCAAAGCAAAACCCATGAAAACCAGTTTGATGTCATTAATAAGTCTGATGCCAAGCAATTAGCACGATCCATCAATGACAGTCTGGTCACTTCGATGATGCAGCTGAACTATCCAAACATCACTCCAGACCGCTATCCAAAATTCTGGTTTGATACCTCCGATACGGAAGACCTGGAAAGTTTCAGTAAATCGCTGGGCGAATTGGTGGACACAGGAATGAAAATTCCATTGGCATGGGCGCATGAACGTGCCGGCATTCCGACGCCAGCCGATGATAAAGAGCCGATCCTTGCCCGTGTGCAGCCAAACCAAGTTGCTGCCAATAGTTTTCAATATGCTGGTTATCCTGGTATGAATCTGGCGGCGTTAAATCAAAATACACCTATAACCTTACATCCGGCAGAGGCCGCAGCTATTCGAGCACAAGCTTTATTGGATAGCCAAATGGAGCAAAGCCTCAGCAATGATCATTTACAGTCACAGGCTGAACAATTTTTACCTGATTTAATTACCCAGCTCAGCCGAGGCGAAAATATTGAAGCAGCATTGACCATGCTTGCTGAGCTATCTCCGGATAAAGATCTAGATGCTTTACAAAATGATTTAGAGCAAATGATTTTTGCCAGTAATGTTTTGGGCAAACTATCTGTCCATGAAAGCCGAAAAGCTGCACAGTCAGAGGATGAATAATGGATCAGCCCACCATGCAGGCTGTGTTTGGTCAGCCTCCACGCAAAGCCATTGAGTATCTTCAGCAGAAACAAGCCATGCCCTCAGCAGACTGGTGGCAGGTACAAGGCAATGCACACAATCATGCTTTTGTGGTTGCACATATGACTCGGCTGGATCTGCTGGAAGATGTACGTCAGTCATTGCTTGATGCACAAAAAAATGGCTGGGATTTAAAGCGCTGGTCACAAGAAATTGAACCCAAAATGAAGCAGCGTGGCTGGTGGGGAAAACAGGAAAAATTAACTGAAGATGGTCAACGCGAGGTTCAGCTAGGCAGCCCATACCGCTTAAAAACAATTTATCAAACCAACATGGCACAGGCTTATGAAGCTGGGCGTCAGTCTGTCATGTGGGATGACAACCCACTTTTCCCTTATGTGCAATACAGTGCCATTTTGGATAATAAAACACGGCCTGCGCACCGTGCGCTGCATGGAGTCGTCATGCGAAAGTCTGATCCGGCATGGCAATTCATTAAGCCTAAAAATGGCTATAAGTGCCGCTGTACTACATTTGAAATGATGGAAGTTGATGTCAAGAGCCAAGATATTAAGGTGCGCAGCAGTGATGGCTATCTTAAGCTTTATGATGTTGATGTTAGTCATGGCGGTGTTACACAAATTGCCCGCATTGAGTTTCCAGACCTTCCCGTGTTTTCGACTGATGCAGGCTGGACAGGTTCACCAGGCAAGCTGCTCACACAAACTTTAATGGATAAGAGTATTTCTGCGGAGCCATATGTTTCATCAAAACTCGTCAGCAAAACACTAAAAAATAATGAAGTGGTCCAGCAGCTGAATGACGATGTTAAAACTTGGATTCAGAGTGTAGATCCGCAAAAGCCTAAAGGTGAAATGCGTACTGTGGGTGTGATTGACTCGTTCTTTCTTGAAACTTTGAAAAAGAAAAAGCGTGTTGAATTGGCGAGTGCGGCGATCACTGTGCATGACAAAGGCACCATTAGCCATATTGCAAAGGAACGCAAGTTGCATGATCCAGCATGGTTTGAAAATATCGTCAGCCATTTAAGCGGAGAACATGACCTGTACTGGGATGTACGGCATGAGGCTGCACTATTGGTTTTTGATATTCAGATTGAAGGTGTGGTTTACAAGCTGGTTCTGCAGCTAAATCAAAGTATTAAAGGAAAAGACGAAGCTGGTAATAAGCAGAAAATTGTTGGTAATTTGATTCGGACAATTGTTGTCGAGCAAGAAGTCAATTTGAAGAACAGTAAAGACTATGAGTTTTTAGTCAGCAAGAAATAAAAAAATGCGCTTTTGTTGGTTCGGGACTCGAACCCGAATATACCGTTACCGGATGACTTCCCATAGCCTACTTCAACAAAAAGCGCACTTTATAGAATGATTTTAGTTTATTAATTAGACGGGTGCAAGTATGAGCCACATACAGATTATTGATGAAAATGTTCGTCAGACATTGCTGGATGCTGCGGCACACTTGGACGATACAACCCAATTGGCTGCAAGTTTAGAACGTGTGTTGGTTGGTCAGAGCCTGCAAAACTTTCATGCCAATGGCCGGCCGGCTTGGGCGGGTCTTTCACCAGTCACTCTTGAGCTTTACCGTAAGCGTGGAATCACACCACAAGGTATTCTACAACGTTCTCCAGGAGGCCTGCGCGACAGTGTTCAAGGTGACCATGATAAAGATTCTGCAACAGTCGGTGCTGGATCTGGTCAAAGCAAAAACTATGCTGCGATTCATCAGTGGGGTGGATTCGCTGGACGGAATAGAAAAGTAGAAATTAAACCCCGTCCATATTTGCCAATGGATGCCCAAGGCTTTTTACAGCCGGAAGCTGAAGATGCTGTTGAATACACTGCAAGTTATTTTCTGCAGCAAGCATTCAAATAATAAAAAATAATCGGAAGCCTTTCCGCCTGATCTTTTTATGCAGCCAGTTTTAAGCTGACAGCATGAAAAAGACCTTATTAGTAGCCGCGTGCTCTTTTGCCCTTGAGGCAACCACACCTGAATACCTTGTGCTTATTCCTGAAGGAATATTTAGCAGTATTGATGGACGACCATTTGATGCTCCGCACTGGAATTTAACGCCAGAACGCGGTGAGCAGATTGTTGCCGCTTTAAATCAGCGCAAGATTGATATGGTGATTGACTATGAGCATGCGACTTTAAAAGCTCAACAGTCTGGTGACCCTGCACCAGCAGCTGGCTGGCTGAAGTCAGGCGGTTTCCAATATATCAAAGGAGTTGGTGTATGTAGTATGCAATTTGAATGGACAGATAAAGCATCAGGCTATATCAGTTCGGATGAATACAAATATCTTTCTCCAGTCTTTTTTTATGAAAAATCCGGTGATGTACAGCAGCTTTTGCATGTCGCTCTCACCAATACCCCGGCACTAGACCAGTTGCCCGAAGCAAAACTTGCTGCGGCGGCCCAGGAACTATTTTCTCAAAATTCATTACAACAGGATTCCACAATGGAAGAGCTATTAGAACAGCTTCGCTGGATGCTGAATCTGCCTTTATCTGCAACAGCAGAAGAAATTATGGCAGAACTTGGCAAACTGCAGGCGCAGATTAAAGAAAAAACCGGTGTTGCTGTCGCTGCCAATAGTCAAAACCTTTATGACGCACTGGCTGCAATCGATCAGCTAAAAGTTGCTGCTAACAGTCAAACCACCCCAGATTTGACTCAGTTTGTACCAATGGCGGTTTACCAGGAGGCGGTTGCCAAAGCTGGTAATGCCGATGCGGCTGTAAAAGCCAAAGAAATTGATGACTTGATTACGGCTGCCTGCAGTGATGGACGTTTGACGGGTGATGCAACTATTAATTGGGTGAAGGATCAGGCCAAAAGCAATCCTGATTTTGTGAAAGCACACCTAGAAAGTTTGCCAAAAATTGCTGCATTGACCCAGCAGCAGACCAGTCAGGTAAACCTTGCCGCCAATTATCAACAACATGCCCCAGCTGTAGATGAAGTTCAAAATGAAGTCTTTAACTTACTTGGCGTAAGCAAAGAAGACGCTGATAAATATGGAGTCTAAACATGAGCGGAACTAATACTTCAATAACTACAGAATACCGTGACGGTATTTTGATCCCAGTTTCTCTGGCAGCTGCTGCAATCGTACTGATGGGTACATTTGCTGTTGTGGGTACTGACGGTTATGCCGTCGCTTCGGCAAATGTAGGCGCTGCAGACCAGACCTGCATTGGAATTTGGGAAAGTGATGCGGAAAACCTTGGCGCTGCAGGTGCTGTTCAAGGTGTTGTACGACGCAACA